CACAATTAATCGGTATGCTAGGAATTACTGCTGGAGCACATCGTCTTTGGTCCCATAAATCATTTGAGGCTGCTTGGCCAGTACGTCTACTCTTCATGTTAGCAAATTCAGCGGCCCATCAGGGTTCTATTTATCAATGGACTAGAGACCACAGAATGCATCATAAATATACTGATACCGAATTAGACCCTCATTCTATACAATATGGTTTCTGGTATTCTCATATGGGCTGGCTATTCTACAGAAAAAGCAATAAACTTCGCGAAGCTTTACGAACAATCATTATGAATGATATAGAAAATGACTCAATCATTATGTTTCAACATAGAAACAACTTTTTGTTATCTCATCTTTTTTGTTTTGTTCTTCCAACACTCTACGGAAAATATATGTGGAATTCCGCATGGATAGGATATTTTTATTTTGGAGTTCTCAGATGGGTCATCCTTCTTCATTCAACCTGGTGCGTAAATAGCGTAGCTCATATGTGGGGAACAACACCTTATAATCCTAGAATATCTTCAAGACAAAATACAATAACAAGCGTAGTTGCCGCAGGTGAAGGATGGCATAATTATCATCATACATATCCGTATGATTATAGAGCAAGTGAATTTAACTGGAATAATGAATGGAATCCAACAACATTATTATTGGATAGTCTATCTTCAGTTGGCCTAGTCTGGAATAAAAGAGTCGGACATCCACCGACATAACTGCGTTTAGACTTAAAAAGAAAGCCCTAGACTTACTTTGTGGATGAGTCTAACTCAATCACAAAGGTCTATTAGCTCACTCGGTAGAGCGTGCGGCTGTTATATAATTGATACCGCAAGGTACTGGGATCGATACCCAGATGGACCGAACCCTCCTCTGAAATGGTTACACTATTTGAGAAGATATGTCGTTAGCCCAGTTGCAGTTCCACACAAGAATGTCCCCCATAAAATATCCACAATCGTCATACTCAGAGTATACTGCTTGAGGGTCGCCAAATTAGTTAAATCGTACAGTCCATACATGAAGAATCCCATCAATGCACCGGTCCCCGCAGCCTTTAGGGGATCCCGTTGCAAACTAGGCGGAGCTACTACATAAATTACCCAATAGAGCGCTGTCGCAATTAAAAGATAAACAAGAACAGCCGGCACTACATTGATTTCCAGAGTATCTTTCTGAATTGCCAGAATGAGTGTCTTATGATATTCAAAGCGATAAGATAACCAAACTGCATCCATCAAGAGACTGATCCCCAAAAGTATGAAGAAGGGATAGATGTCCATTATTCTATTCTAAAGGGACATAAAACTATCTGGTTAAGGAGTAGCAGAAAGAAAATGGCCGAAGATACATTTCAGCTTGAAGCCTATTCCAATTTATTGCAAGGAGGAATCACGTATATTCTAGTTAAACCCGATACACCAATGTGGATTCCCTACGAATTTCTGCCTGCTACAATTCAATCAAAGGTACTCATCTGTGGTCAAGATAAGACGGCACTTGTTCGTGAAGAGTGGAAATATATCATACAGAATCCATCTATGCAAGATTGGTCAGTACTCTGTAGCATTATCAAGCATATTCCGCCACCCGCGGTCGTCTATGTAACGCGCGAAGTCCATGTCCCACCGCAGGCTCTGCAGTATATTAGTTCAATCGCATCAAATATCGGTGCAACAATGATTGTTGAACGCGCAGATACACAGAGTGGTCTGCTACAATTTCCAACAATGAATACACTCTTTTTTCCGGTTCTTCAGCATCAACAGATTCAGACAAATTTGCCACTCTTCCAGTCAATCTTCAAGCAGACACTAACGATTAAATCGCTAGATATTCCGGGTTTGCTACAACAAGTTGCTCCCACAAAGTTGGGTCTTGTTCTAGCCAAAACGGATGGTAAATGGTTACTTTATTGGTATAAGCCGGAGGAAAGTCGCTTATCCGAAATCCCCAAGCAGATGATTGGAGGCTGGTTGCGATCATTTGCAACTATGATTGACTCCTAGTCCTGTTTACCAGAACTTCTTGCCCGTCATGCCACGCTTGGCCTTGCGCGTCATCTTGTGGAAGAGGGAGAACTTTCCCTTCTTCGGCTTGTATCCCTGCGAATACAAGAACTTGAGCGCCTTCTTGCCCGCCATCATCTTGCGACGGCTTACAATGCGACCGTGCTTGTTGACAACCAAATCCTTCTTCGTTAGACCACCGCTCGTGTGCTTCGCCGTTCCGTGGTAAACCATGGCCTTTGATCCCGTTGTCTGCATGCTATATTATATGAGAAGATTTTTAACCGCGTCTCCAGATTCTGTATCGCTAACTCATTTCCTTTGGTAACATATTCTCTAGTAAGCCCAAATCTTGCACCTTCCGATTTTCCAGAGGAATACAAGAAGGAACCACCCGTCCTTCTATCCAGGTGCAGAAGGAATCCATATCACCATCTGTATTCATAGACTTTGCCCGATCCACGCATTTCTTGGACATTTCTTGATAATATCCAACATCTGCTTTCAGGCGTCGTAATGTGCGAATAATTCCAACAATATCATCGCGTTCATGATAAATTGCTGCATCACCACAGGCCTCCTTGATTCCCGTCAGGGGAGTTGCAATGACAACAATGCCGGATGACATGGCCTCGATTGCAACACGCCCATATGTTTCCCACTTAGAAAGTACGACTAACACCCAAGTTTTCTCATAGACCGCTTTTATATTGGGTGTATGCGGATAATATGAAAGATTGAGAACAGAATTCGTCTTAATCTGCTTATCATATCCACCAAGAACACCCATAAACTTTAATTCAGGAGTCTTTGTTGCTAATTCAATAAATTGCTGTCCACCCTTGTTTTCGTTACAGTTAATCAGTGTCACAAAGGTAGGTTTCCATTGTTCAGATGGAATCACATACAGTTTCCAATTGACCGGAGGATGCAAAATGGTAGATTGATCAATCCAGTCCTCTTTGTATGATTCGCGCATCCAATGTGTATTAAATACGACCCAAACTCGTTTATGCATTTCGCCCAGATTATCCCAGTAAGCCCGTTTGCCAGTATGTGTGTGAATACAGTCTAGAAATGCGGTCTGAAAGCGTTTTGCCAGCATAATAGCAGCCGGTTTGTAGATCAGTGTGCAGGCACCAATCACATGAGTACGTTTTAGAAGAACATTTAGCATGTCACGATTACGTAAATCAAAGCACCGAACACCTTCATATGTGACAGATGGAAAACCGGGAACACCGACCCAGACTTCATGACCTCTAGCAATCAAAGCCTGATTAATAGCATGTGTGCACATTTCATTACCAGATGTCCAATATGGCGGGTATCCATTGCAAATCCACACGATACATTTTCCCGAAACAGTGGGTGCATAGACATCTTGCGGATCCCAGAATGGAAGAACATCTAAATCTTTACGACTCCGCCATAGCAAATATGCCGGTTGTTCCCATAAGAATACAGATAGAATTCCTAAAGCAACAACTAAAAATATTATTTTATCCCACTTCATAATGGTCCCCTATCCTCCATTTATAAATAATATCGGGCCAGGTTGAGTCCGTGATATCCGAGTGCAGCAAATCCGAATAAGAGCAACATCTCAAAAAACCGACGAGATGCCTGTTTGCCATACCAACCCAGTACCATTAAGAGCGGAGCTAAAAGCAGAATGTGGATCAGATTGATCCATCCACTCTGGTAATCGGCCCTGCCATAAAATTTATAGGCGTGATAGAAGAATATAATAATACCGACGATTCCAAGTGCAACAAAGGCTGGCTCGGCTATAGTTTCTCTTGCAAGGCCCACATAGAGTAAGGCCGGTGCAACAAGAACAACATGAAAAAGAGCAACATAAAAATGAGTGTCCATATCCTATCTATATCACATCTTTTAGTGATGCAGGTGGTGAATTAAACCATGAAAGGAGTAGTTTCATATCCGGATTAATACCTTTTGTGCAACATTCAGTAATATATTTCATATAACGATAGATTGTAACTGGCTCATAAACTCCCGCAAAGTGAAGAACAAAGTCTCCACGTTGCCAGGATTCGTATTCAGGTTTCACAAATAGATATGAATTAATTGCTCGATAATCAGTACGTAATTCAA